ACGTCATTCCTAAACCACTCATATCCACCTACCGCTGGAGATGCAGTTGAAGCTGAACAATCGACTACTATGGTATCTTCAGTGATCGTCCCGGCAGGGATAGGATCTGTGATAACTGGCACAGTTGGATCATTGCCAGCCGGTGGAGTTGTTCCAGTTGATCCAGTCCACAGTCCTGTTACACCTGGATAGAGGATAACCTCATCCTTTTCAAACCTAGTAACCTTAATCGTCCAATTCGTATCGGCTCCAGGAAGACTAGCAGCAGTTACCAATATTCGTACATATGCCCCACTACTAGAAAACACATGCCAGGTATCATTATCTTCAGTCCCGTCATCCCATTCCGGTGTCGATATATCAACAGCGGCCCCAGCACTCTCCCCATAGGCCTGGAACGTAACGCTGGTCGTTGAATCAATGTATGTAAGAATGCCATTTCCAACAGGACACGATTGGGATGAATACATAACTTCAATCCCTTCATCAATAGCAGGTTGAGTTAGTATTTCATGTCGCCCCTGTACCCACATATCCCCGGATGTGGTCCAGTTTTCACTAAATTGGTTAGTTCCATCGTGCATAGAGATATTTGTTTGCGAGTCATCGAAACCAATAACGTCAGTTTCGGCTGATACCGGGTCAGCGTATGTTCCATGATTGGGCGTAAACCCATCTGCCCCTATATTTGGACGCCAATAATTATTCAGCTGCGCCCCTGCCCCTGTGTTAAAATCGGTATACCAACACATCCGATTCCCACCAAATTCAGCATCATCGAATTCACCCCTTGGCGTTTGTACAGATCGCTGCATAACACCACCAACCGCGCTATTTCCTGGTAACTCTCCCTTAACAACAAATATCGAATCTGGTGGCATCCACCCATCATTGTAGTGACATTTCTGATCGGCCCCTCCCATAAGAGCCATGCCAGTTACACCACTTTCTATAGATGTGTTGTATTTTATAAGTGAATTCCCTTCGGCTAGATTTCTTGCATTATCTCCAACGAGGAACGTTGCTCCTGAGCCATTACTCAGCGATTGGCCTTTGAAATAATTCAGTTCTATAATTGCTGGCGTTCCACCACTGCCCTTCCCAGACTTAAAAAAGTTTATATGGTCTTCACCATTAGCTAACGGGTTGACTGAGAAGATTGATTTGTTTCTACGAAATACCGGAGGCGTTGTTCCCCAAGAACAGTTTGTAGCAAATAAGTGCTGGCCCTCATTTGAATGACGGATTGCGTCAACCATGTGATTATTCTCAATCACAACATCAGACATTGTTTTACACAAGTACAAGCGAATGCCGCCAGAACTCCACTCCATCCGATTACCCAGGATATCTATATTCTGAATATCTGTAGTACTCTGACCGTCGAACATGATGTTATAGCCCAACCTATCAAAAACATCGCCAGCCCAGTTATCATGAATATAACAATTACGCAGCGTTAGATTCTGCGTATTCTGTAGGAATACTCCATAATTTCGTGCGTTTGTTATCTCACAATTTTCAATCGTTACTCCAGTGGTCCCGGTAAGGTTGACGCATATATTTGAAATTGCTCCCCCATCAATCTTAAATCCGGAAACAGTTGAACTGCTTGCAGGGCTTATCGCGCCTGAAATAGGGAGTGCCGGAGGATAATTCCAATCCACATCACCTGTTGACCAGTAGCCATTCGTCGGCTGGATAGTGACCCTATGAACAGTATTTGAACCCAACGTAGCCCCGACTGGCGCTGACAGTGTCAGATCAAAGGCTAAGGATTGCCCTGGCGGAATCCTGTTATATAGAATATCTACGATCTGATCGACAGTAATGACCGAATCAGCAATAGCTATTTCAATATTACTAATCGGTTGATAGTTCTCTCCAGCAACAGCAGTTGGAACATCTGTTGCTGCGGTTGCGTTTATTGTGCAGCTAACAGCCCCGGCAGTTACATTTGATCGGGTTATTTCTACAGCATGGGCCGGAGCGCCTTCTTCACTAATGGTTGATGATGTTTCAGCGAATTGAAGAATTACACCGCTGGCCCCAGCATCAGTAACGGCTACGCTTAAAGCCGATTCCATCGGACTGATGCCAGTTGGAAATGTTGCATCCCTCCCCCAAGCATAAACGTCATAAACTCCCAAACCAGTAAAAGTTATATCGGCTGGTGCAGCAGCCCACGATGACGATCCATCGCTTGGAGTTGTGGAATCACTTATCTGAAGGATTATCTCATCCATCCCAGCAGGCAGCGTTAAATTTACAGTTGATGTGAACGGAGCCCCGTCTGTGTCATCGTCAACACTGAAGGCCGTTATCTCAAGCGGCGCCCCCATTGTGATATCAACAGTTAGGCTTTTAGTTTCTAATGATACATTACCAGCGACATCAGTAATCCTAACCCATAGGGAATAAACATTTGCGTCTTCGTTGGCATCCAAGGGGACCAGCGATGATACTGTTGTTGGTGTACCTCTAACCGCAGCCGTAACTAATTCAGTTTGAGTACCGGCAAAGCACAGATCGTAATGGTCAATGCCTGTTCCGTTATCAGCCCCTGTATCGAACTCATAGATTATTTGCGTCGGTGCATTAGCCCCCGCGATTAATGTTAAATCGGTGACAGCTATGTCTACGATGCTATCAACAGGTGTTATCGTAATCCCCCTACCACCATCCTGACGTAGTATCTCAGTTAATGTACTTGTAACTGTATTATACACATATCGATGCCAAATTTCTGCAACCCAAGTGCTTAATGTCTTATTTGTTGGTGCAGTACCTTGTGTAAATCCTGTTGGAAAAACTGGCTCCACATCGTCATTTACAGTATCAATCCAATAATCATAATCAATCCCTGTAACAGGATTAATATTTGCAATTAATGTATTATCATTGATTGTTACAATAAATGCAGACACTTCCTCTTCAACAGGCGGAGACGTACCCAACAACGGAGCAATAATTGCTATTAATTGCTGTTCTGTACAACCAAAATCTTTTCCATCCGCAACACTATATCCGCCAAGCAATAATTTTAATTTTGTATTATTTGCAAGAATAGGATCAGAAAGATAAAGATTCTGAAGCGTTTGACTAACATCAACTCGATCCAAAAGTTCACGAAGAGCAGCTTCTTCTTCAGCAGTAAATGCCATAATTAAGCCTTATCAATAAAAAAATCAAAATCAGAATCAACCTGCGCATGACTAACAGGATTAATTATACGAACAATAAAAGAATTTGTTGCTTTTGATAGAATATAAGGCGATGTATATGCTAACGCCGTAAGATTAACTACATAATTCGTCGTTCCAAAATTATGTGTAATTTGATATTGTCCCGTTCCTGTACGTACACAACTAATTCCCACAGGTAACGCATAAATTGCATTGCCTGTGGGTCCATCAATTGAACCAGAATACGTATTACGAACGGCACCTGTTCCTAACCCAAGATTACTTCTTGCTGTTACAACGCTTCCAAGATCAGAAAGATTATTTGCACGCCATGCAAAATCAGCTGCATTTTTACTGTCAATTAAAGCTGCATTAATTCCTAATGCATCAATATCTGCTTTAGTTTGATCAGCTGTTGCACCTGATTCAATTGTAGCAAGTTTTGCTGTATTAATATCTTGTTGAACGGTTGTATTATTTGTTATTGTAAATAACAAGTTAATATATGTACTCTGTGTTGCAATCAAACCTGCATTAACAAGAATATCTGCTGTTGCTGCATCAAGCTGTACAACTTGTACAGCCGTCATTATACCATCTACAAGTGCAGTCGCTTGCTGAATATTACTACCAGATGCAAGAGCTAATTCAAAACCACCTTTCGTCAAGCCATCATGAACACGTATAGTTTTCTTTGACGTATCGACAGTAATTTCACGTTCAAGCCCAGTAAAAACAAGTGCAGTAGCTGTAGCATGACCGATATGTTGAACACGTTTTGCCATTAGAATAATCTACCCGCCGGATAAACTTCCAGCTCTAGTGTTTTCAAATGATAATTTTTATTTGCAGCTTCAGCAGAAATTCGAACAAGATTATACAATCCTGTTATATAACAAGAATATTGACGATGCCGATTAAATTCAGTTACAAGAACCGGAATTGCTTGCATTTCTTCCCAAACAGAATAAGCGTCTAATGTACCCCAAACTTCAAGATCAAACTCTGTAGTATCCGGCGCTTCTCCACCCCAGTCTTCAATTTGATCTAAAAGTAAAGCCCAATCAACAAATATATCTTCTGTATAATCTAACAGCCAATCTTCAAATGTATCACCAACAGCTGAACCAAGCATTCCTACAGATAAACCAGAAACAAAAGAAAGTTCATCAATATCTTGTTCAGATGAAAAACGAAAAGGCCCGACAAGAATATATGAATCAAGTGGCTGATAATTTATATCAGCAGGGGCAGTTGTAGTTTGAAGTAATCCCGCAGCCATAACACCAACAGTCCGCATTTTCGCAACTGTTGGCACTTCTTGTGTATAAAGATTATCTATCGTATTAATCCAAAATCCACCAGAAACTTGAACCCAAAATCCAAACACACCATTTAAAGAATTTGTTTCAATCGCCTGAATTGTGGCAGGAGATATAACTTCCTGCACAATTTTACGCGTGTCATAGATTCCAGCGGCAGTAAAATCTGATTCATCTTGCGTTGTTAATCGCATAACCGTAGGCATACGATTATTTCCAAATTCTTGTCTTGCAGGATATTCTATTGGTGCATGATAGTCATAAATCCAAATATTTTCATCAACATCTGGAAAAAGTTCATCATGCGTGCCGCCTGTAAAATCATAAATACTTCCATCAGACGCAACATACGCAAAATCAAAACCAACATCTGGACCATTAGCTAATGGAATATCTACAAACCCAACGTGCGTACGATTAAACACCCCCCACTGCTCACTAGGAGTATAATAAACAAAAGCCTTACTGTAAGTACCTACTTGTTCATTTTCTGAAATGGAAACAAAAAGCCACTTCCGTATTGAATCATAAGTTAAACGAAAAATTGCTTGCTGATTCAGATCAACCGTCGGAAGAACTTTATCATGAAAATATTCAGACATAAGCGGCTCCCACAATTGTGGGAGCCCACCTTCAGTTGTATAAAATCCAGATTCAGAAAGAAAAAGCTGCTTATACTCACCAAATTGAATTGTTACAAAAGCATCTAGAGGCCGATGTTCTTTGTTTCTAGATAATACACGATGCCGAAAAACTGAAATCGTTTGTATTGATTCAGAACGAAGAACACCTTTTGAAGTATATGTAAGAAAACCATTTGAATATTCAAATACAGAAAATGGATCTTCATCCTCTGTTGCGCCAATAATTGAAAGCGATTGAAATCCAGCACCAGTTATCGTTGAAGGAGAAAAATCAGTGCCATCATCTATTGTTGACCAAGCAACAATACCGACAGCAAGAAGAATTAATCTACCAGCAGATTGCGTACAAGAACGAAGATCAGCAGGAATTGTAGCATTTGTAATTTCTTGCCAAATATCTGTATTTGGATTATATTGAATAAGATTTAACCCGCGACGAACAAAATATTGCAGACCCCCAACTTCTGCATAAAACCACGGAGCATCTTCTGCTGGCTGTGTAAAAACTAAAACCGGAATCAATTGATTTTTTATTTGATTATAAGAAAGAACTGCACCATCAGTAAAAATAAATGAACCAAGTTCTTCACTTATCCGAAATGACTGTACAAAAACAGGGTTAATTAACCCTTCATGAATTAAAAGCTCTCGTGCAAATCCTGATTTTGGCCCTTCAAGATCAACAAGAAAATTCTTTCCGTCAACACAATACGGATCACCAACACGCCGTCTATCAATTAACGGCTGAAGCCCACCAAAGATTTTTGTGTTAGTAGCAACCATAAAAATCGTTATTCGCTATTAATCAAGAAAGAATTCATACTGCATATCAAAATCTTCACCATCAGCAAGCGTTATTGCCGCAGCTAATGGACCTGAATACGAAAATAATGTTCCAGTACTGCCAGATGCCGCGTCACAAAGAAATGCCCGCGTAAAATCAGTAGAAAAAGCCCCGCCTGAAGCAGCAAATGTAAGTTGTTTTGAAGAAATACGCTTTACGCCATTAACAGCATCAACTCCAGGCCAATCAACCGCGTTTCGTGTTAAAAGTTCACGCGCATAACCGTTAGTTACCGTGGGTTCTGTAGTAATAGAGCTTAATGTGTCTGTTTCTACAGGTGTTTGATTACACAAACCCACATAAAAACTAGCACCAATTGTGACATCTTGAAAAAGCTGCTTAAGAAAAGCTTCCTCACCTTCATCTGTGATTGTATTTAATATTACAATCTCACCACCAGGATAAGCAGGAGAAAAAAACCGATATTGTCCATGCATTTTCATTTATGCAACATCCTCTAATACACCATCAAACCCACCAGAAACTACTGTATTATTTGAAGATGTATCAACTTGAAGTTTAAGTATTGAAGGGCCAACAAATACTTTTGGCGGATGGAATTCATGCGGAATAAAATTTGTACCAGACGTCATTAAACCTTCTGAATGTTTAACGACAAATCCAAGTAATTGTTCTTTTGGAATTGGATTTTCTAAAAGTGTAATTGCACCAGAAATACCAACAGCACTTTTAATAGCACTTGCATAAAATGCATCCATTAAAAGTTGTTTTCCAGTTGGAATACCATAAATCGCCATTTCTGTTTGACCACGACCAGCAAGAATCATAGCTGTAATTGTTCCGTCAACTGCTGCAACTGCTTCAATTTGTCCAACATTTGGCCCAGCTGAACCCCAAGTTAAAGGTTTAAGTCTATGAATAATAACATATTCATTTGCGGTATTGGCTGCACCAATACCGTTCATATCTACAACTTCAGAAACTTCTGTTGTATCCCAATCAAGTAACCCATAAACACGAACAGTACGTAAACCAGTTCCAAGAATAATATCATTTACAGAATTACTAAAAAGCGAATGCATGCGTGCTATTGTAGGTGGGATCCAAATAGCAATATCATCTGTTGGATTTGCTCCATTCCAAATATCAGTAGCAACACCGCTATCCGCATTAGTTGTTTCACCAAATTTATTTACAGGTGCTTTTCCAGGCACACGACCAGCAGCAATTTCATGATAAAAATTACTATTCATATTATCTTTTATTAACTCAAAATTCTCATAAAGCCACCGAGAATCCTCAATGCTGAGATGTGAAAGATCAGGTGAATCAGGAACAACTTCAATAATTGGCATTATCGACCAAGTGAAACAAAAGCTTCACCAGAATTTAACGTTTTCTGTAAAGACTTATAAAGAGCAAATGTCTGTTTTGACCTGGGATCTTGTACTGTCTTAAAGAGTTTTGCAAGTGCACCCTCTACAATAAGATCATACCAATTAAACAACATCCAATTAGTAACAAGTTCACGTGCAGTTGTTTGTTTATCAACCGTATCATAAACAGCTGCATAACTCCAAGCATTATCTTCTAACGAAAAAACTGCTGGGCGAGCAGAAAGTTCATAATAAGGAAGTTTTTGAAAGAATTCAAAAAAAGACATGGATACCGTAGACCCGACAGCAATACCATTAAAAACAAGTGAATTCATCACCTGATAATAATAATACTCTTCACCATTTTGTGCTTTACCTGGTGGAATTTCTTTTGGAAAAATCCACTGATTCCGCTGATCTACAATATCATAACGAATAGTTCCAATTGTACGCCATTCTTGTAATGTTTCATACACAAAAGGAGTAGCATCAGATGTTAGCTGTTGTTCTTGTAAATCTCGTTGCCAATAAATCGGCTGTCCAGCAATATCAAGACATTGACATTCACGAAGTGATTGCCGAACATAAGCAATAACATCAGCACGACGATCTGGTTTTCCAGATCGCCGCATGACGTCATCAACAGCAGAAGAAAATGTATTTATTTCTGTCATTTTGAAGTATCAGATTTCAAAAAATCAAAATTCTGTTTTGGAGAAACAGTTACTTTCCCCGCACCAGGATCTTCTACTGTTTCCGTAACTACAAGATCTTCTTTTTCAAGCGCTTCACGTGAAGCATTAAGTTCTGCTTCAGAAAGTCCTTGTGCTCGAAGCTTCGCTTCTGCATTTTCTTGCGATTGTTTACGAATTGCATCCATCGCAGCAGTTGTCGCACCACCACGAGTAACAATATTTTTCGGCAAACTATCTTGCAATTCTTTTACAATTGCTTCAGCAGCCTCAAAACTCACAACACGAATCATTCGATGCAGAGTTGATTTTGGACGAATCAACTCTGCATCAAGTGCTTCAATTTCTGCTGGGTCTGAAAGCGCAAGTTGCCCATTTTCAAAAGCAAACCGTTCTTTCCTTCCCGCAACAACCATTGAAAATTTCAATTTTGGATGTTGCACAGAAATATACGTCTTTGAATTTTCATTCATGTCTGACATATTTGACTCCTTAAATTCTTTTCGAATACTTTAAATTATTTAAATTTTTCCAAGGATTTAAGATGTAGGTGCAGCAGCAATAGCAGCAAGCAACGCAGCCATTTCCGCACGCATGTTTGTTTCCCAGTCAGCACGAACGGCATCATAATCAGGATGAGCGCCCTGAACACCAGTCGATGAATTAGGAAACAATGCAAGAAAAGCAGCACCAAGAACTACAACTTCGGCTGCCGCAGTTGCATCAACAACACCAGTTACATCCGCATACGTTCCAACCGGAACAAGAGAAGTGATTGTAGACATATTTCTTTACCTCAAAACAATAAAAGATTAAAAACCAAGATCAAAAGATCAAGATTAAGACGTTACCACAGCAGTATCAATACCAGTATACAGACCACCAGTAACTTCAGCGCGATATTCAACACACATCTCAGAAGTCAAAACACCAAAATCAGCATCTGCTCCTGCACGTGTACCGTCCTTATCATAATTATCTTCCATTGTTCGCCGCAACCAACGCGTACGAATTGCACCAGGATGCAAGACCATAAGATCTTTTGTCCAAAGTGGAGATTCATTCATTAAAGGATGAGTCATCAATGTAACAGAACCATAAGGCGTACGCCACTTATTCACTTCCAAACCAAAATCAGTCTGACCAACAGCAATATCAATGGTACCTTCCAACCGCGCAATCTTATTGATAACACTAATTACAGTATTACCACAAAAAGCAATGCGTTCATTTGGCTTGCCCTTGATATTCTTTTCAAAAATTGTCTGCAAGAAACCATCCAGGTCATCCCATTCAACATTTGTAGACTGTGCAGTCACATTTGTCGTAATCTGAGAAAGAATACCATCCATCAAGCGGAAAGGTTTGGCATTCATTACACCAATATCCTTTTTACCCCAAATGACAGCACGTTCCATGTCTTCAGCGTGGAAAAGCGCAGCATCACGCTTGTTCTTTGCTACAAGATTACCAGTATGATATTCAACAACTTTTGCAGTACCAGTTACATCCCATGCATTACGGAAGTTCTGCATGTAATTGAAACGCGGATAACCAATATTCGCAACAGAAGTAGGTTTCGCAGAACCTTCTTCGTAAGCTGTGGCAATACGCTGACAAGGAACAGCAGTTGAAGAACCATTAATGGAAGTATTAGTAGTTCCACCAAGACCACGTTTAACAGTTGCAGAAGAACCAGTAATGGATTCAATGTAAACATACTCACCAGTAGTTTCAATCAATAAGATTGTACCAGCAACATATGAAGTCCCATCACCAAAAACAAGTGTGGTTCCAGTTGTAGCGTTGTTCGTTATCGTATCACGGCCTGAAATATGATTTTCTTCAAACCAGTGAACAACAACATCAACAGCACCAATTGATTCCATACCAGACGACAATGCAAGCAACGGAGCTGATCCAGTTGGATCAATCTGCAAAAGTGCAGATGCAAAATCCCCTTTTCGCGTACCTTGAATGTTCTGGTCGGAAGCGAATACACCTTTTACGGCCATGTTTAATTACCTCAAAATAAAATAAAAAATAAAAGAAAAAACAAACATTAAACAACAAACATCTAGATATTAATTGTCGATTCGCTTACGACCCCGATAAAAGATCTAAATAATAATCGTCATCAACTTTTGGTTGCGGGTTATTGCCAAATGGATCTTGACCAGGCCGCGGTTGATTAACAGGTAAATCCGTAAACTGTTCTGCACCAGCATTTGAAACAGCTTTAAAAAACTTTTCTACACCTTGAATCGCTTCACTAACGGAACCAGACTTTTCAATCATCTTCGTTAATACAGCTTTCGCAATCGGTGAAACATCAGGCTGTGACGTCATTGGAATCATTTTATGCATTTCCTGTTCAGCAAGATTTGCATTAACCGTTCCATTTGCCTGCTTAACAGCTGTCTCAACTGCTTCAGCTATTTTTGTTTCCATTAAACGGTTTGTATTTAATACAGCAGCTTTATATGTATTTGCTGACATATTATCAAAAGCCGCCTGAAGCGCTTCTGTTTTGCCTTCCTGTAATTCAGTTGAAATTGCTTGTAAATCTACATTTGCATTTAAATCCAAAGATGCAATATGCTGCTGCATCGCCTCATCAGGTGAAACCGTTTGTTGTGGAAGTGCAACAGGTTGTGCAGGTTGTGCAGGTGGATTTCCAGGTGAATTTTCATTTCCACTTTTAATATTATCCCACATATTTGTGTTAAGAGGAAGGTTACTCTCCTGGTTATTTTCACCACCAGGATCTGGATTAGGATTTACAGGATCAGCAGCCGGTGCAGGATTAGGCGCCGGACTAGGATTTGCAGCAGGTGCAGGACCACGATTAAAAAATGACATAATATTTCTCCAAATCAAAGATGACGTTTTTGAAAGTCTGTAAGTACAAGTTCAAGAAAATCTTGAAATTCATTTAACACTGATTCACGTTCTTTTAACACAGCAAATTTTAATTTAAAATCACTATCATTAAAAGATTCAGGATTTAAATCTAGACGTTGCTGTTTAACTGCCTCCTTTGCCCTATTAAGACATTGACGTAAAATTGTATTGTGTGGAACATCCAAAAGAATTGTTCGTTCTTCTGGATTAAGAGAACTAAATTCATATTGATTCATTGTCGATTTCCAAAATTTTAAGGGTATGACAGGAAAATTTGATCGAAGGGCAGATATAAGGCACTCACCGCCCCAAGGCTGATCCCCCGGCAAGCCGGGAAACCTTGGAGCGCCAAGGCAGTATATTTGCCCCGCTTACGCGCGATCAACCTGTCAACCCGTGAAAATTTCTCATTAAGCTGGTGCACCAGGAAGTTGCCCAGCTTGTTGTTCCTGCAAAGCCTGCTGAAACAAACCAAATGCGGCCTGCTTCTGTTCTTCACTCATCGAATCCCAGGCATTCTTATTCTCGAATTGTGTGAAATCTGAATTATCACCAAGCATTGATGTAAACCAATTGATGATTGCTGGCACATCAAAAGTTGCCGCAGCATCTTGATTCTGAAGAATCATATTCAGGATTTCTTTCACATGCATTATCAAAGCTAACTGATCTAATCCACGCAACCCAGCATGAATCTGGAATTCCAACATTGTTTCCCGGAATTCCTTCACATTAACTTCAATAATATTTCCTTGTTCATCCAGAATTTCCATTGATTCCTGAAACTCAAAGATATTGTACATCATCATAGGCCGCGTTTTTGACAAAGCTTGCGAGTCTATGATTTTAGCGATCTTGAGATTGCGGCGATTTGACCCCTGCACAGTGGCGGCTGCCTGGTATTGCGTTGCGCGATCCAGGTTTGCAACTTGTCGCAATGTATCCGTTGGAAGAACTTGTTGCATGAATTGATACACGGCTTCAATATCCCGGAGAGCATACTGCGTGTCTGGACCGTCAAAAACCTGGACAAAGGCTTTTCGTACATCAAACTGTGTATCCGTTGTTTTAAATCCAATTTTCCCGCCTGCCAAATCCACATCCGGCTCTTTCAACCCGGGCAAGAAATGCTCATTGAAAAGCGTTAACCCACCCAGAGCTTTGCGGTTTGCACGCTGATGTGTATTCAATTGGAAACTTGCAAACCGCTGATAAGGAATGAGCCATTCCCCATAGGATTTTGTCTGCGGGAAAAACTGGTCATCCAGTGGCATTGCTATTCCAATCGGCAAATATCCATGTGCATTCTTCTGCGGAAAAGCTGCCGTAATGAAATTACCGTTTACAATTTCAATGCGCCAGATGGAAAACTCTTTCTTTGTAGAGATTCCAAAATCGGCTTCTTTTATCCAAATGTATTTATGGACAATCTCAAAGCCTTTGTTTGGTGCTGCATGTGTAATTGTGTTTGCAGAAAGTGTAGCAAACCAATCTGTTTTTGTTGCTTCAAATTGATCGGCCCGAATTTCCGGCCGGATTCTGTGATACGTTTTCACAGGAATGTCAAGATCAATGAATCTTTCAATATCAAAAATCTCATTCTGTTCTGCCATGCGTTCTAGTTGAAAACGTGTCTTGCGTTCAACACAGGCAAACCACTCGCCTTTTCTGTACAGTTCAGTTGGGTGGCATGAATTGTCAAACAAGAAATTATATGGATCAATTACATCATGCGCGTTACCGGAAAAGATTTCCTCATTTGGAATAACACGTGGAAGTCCGGCATCATCATTTGTTACTTTATTTCCTGTAACTGTTTGCCATTCCGGAATCCAGCCAGTGAAATTATACTTCATTGCGTTGAAAAGGCCAATCGCATAATTCGGATAATGCCCGAACAGTTTGTCATGCCGATTCATCACAGCTGCAAATCCGGCCGCAACTTTCTGTTTCTCTTTCGGTGCAATCGCAGAATAGATTCCTTCATCCGGGGCCAGGACGGAAAGCAAAAACGTAATCGCTTCGTCGATTTGGGAGACAATAAAACCCACCGTTGTATCTGTAGGTTTCGGGCCAAAGCCCTTCTTGTTGTCACTTTCCCGTTTCGCATCATCCGCGTCCGGAATCAAATACCCGGCAATTTCCCGGTCAATCCATTCAAACTTGTCAATTTGTGGATTCATGTACTCTTTTCCGATATCCAGGCGTTGAGTACAATGAGAAAGTAATTTGTTGTGGTTCTCAAGTGAAATTGAAAGTTCGGGGTTGAGTTGAACTTTCTGTTTAGGTTTTCCTGTTGCCATGAATTAATTCCTCTTAGATTGGCTGGTCGGGATACTGACGCTCCCGTTTATGTATTTATTAAATTCTATTAAATTGCAGATATTTCATACAGTGTTTGTGCCGGTGATGATTCAATCGGCATTATTTCTTTAATAATTTCATCAAGATATGCCGCTGTCATTTGCGGTCCATAAGCCGCCGCATCAATTGCATCATCATCGTTGTTCTTTTTCAATGGGTCATACATTAACAATTGCTGGGTCATCATAAACTCCCCCTCCGTTAATGCATACTGTCCGGCTTTGATAAGTCCGGCCCACGGTGCCAATCGTAAAACCTTTTGTTTCTTCCCCGTCGAAAGTGGCACAAACATCATTTGCGTTTCATCCATTCCATCCATCAATGTTAAATGCCGGAACACGAATTTCAAACTCGCCTGATATGCTTCATCTTCAATTCCGCAAACTCGCACGTGCCACTTTGTCATCATTGCTTTAACATGTGTAAAAAGTGTTACAGGATCAATTCCTGTGTACATCTCATATTCCACGATTTGCCAAAATGCGCCTGTCCAACCATGAACAACAAGTACAGTTTGATGTGCCCACGCCTTTTCACTGATTGCCAAATCCAGCGTTAAAAACCCGTATTCAATATCACCAGGAAGACAGGCCGGTGCATAGAAAATATCCTCCGCTTTTATTAATCCTTTACCGCGAGCCAACGGAAGATTCATCATTTCCGCAAACCAAATATCACTCATTCCGGCCAGCGAATACTCAACGAAATCCCGTTTCAGTTTATCAAGCGTCCACGCATCCGGCCAAAGCGGTTTTCCATTTGCAAGAATACAGCCATATCTTCTACTGTGCCAAAACTCCGAATTGCAATGTTCGTTTAAAAGACTCTTGACATTGATCATGTTTCCAAGGTGGATAATCTTATTATGAAATTTGTCAAGCGCTTTTCGGAATGGGCCATAGAACCACTGTTTAAGCTTCCTAAACAATGGTTCCGTAGCGATGTTATCATTATCTTCGATATCGTCGAGAATTGCAAGTTGCGGCCTTTTATTGTCAACATTGATTCCTCGCACTTGCTGACCTGCTCCCATTGCCCGTAAGATGCAAGTTTTGTCCCCGATTTTGAATATGTAGAATCCGACGCCATCTTGTTTTTTAATCCATTCAACTGGGCCAAAAGTTAGTTTGAAGTTATCGCTTTCGAGAAAATTAACAATATCATTGGTAGCCGGCACAGCAATTGTTGCCGTGTTAGACATGTAAACAATGAAGCGGTAATCTGTGAACAGAAAATACCAAACCGCGGCCAATTTCGCCAGTGTAGTTTTTGCATGGTCACGTGGGATCGCACAAACAAAACGCGTCACCTCGCGCAAAGTCATTAAATAGAAAATGTCTTTGTGAAATTCTGGCACTGGAAACGTGAGTTCATCCTCTAAAAAGAATTGGATGAAAAACTCAGCATCGTGTTCCAGCGCTGCAAGGATATGCGCCTTGTTTATTTGGACTTGTTCGGACATTTAAACTATGCGTGGTTATTCTTTTCGTTGTTTTTGTTCTTTTCGTTTTGTGCCCGACGTAGTCGCTCTTCAGAAATGATCCTGTAAAGCCGGGCCGCATTTTCACCCGTCAAAACGGCATTGCTGTCAATAGCAGCATTTTTAGTCAGATTTTGCTTTGTGTTTGTGTTTGTATTCATTGTCGTGTCTCCTGTATTTTTTAAATGAAAATATATCTGAAATTGGAATTTCTTTCCAGTTCTGTAATTTTAATAGATGAAAAATTTCCTCTTCTGTTTCATATTTTTCAAATGGAGTTCCAACCCAACGATAAGAAGTATTTCGTAACCCCCGCATCTGCTGCGGATTAGAAACCCATTTCCATTGTTTTGGTGGTAATCCCCATTGTTGTGCCCAATATTGTGCTTCATGTTTTGCTGGTGCGATTAATATTAAAGTATTAGCATAATGAACTTTAACAATTTCCATGTCGTGTCTCCTGTCTCGCTTCGCTCGTGATCGGGCTACCGCCCTCTTTTGTCTTGTCTCTATTCTATCGTTTTCTGTCGTTTTCCTATCGTTTTCTGTCGTTTTCATTCCAGCGCCGGAATCATCCCCGACACTCCAATCCCTTGCAGTATATTAACTTCTTCTTCAATGTTCAACCCTTTCCTTTCAATCCCTTTTCCCAGCCCATCAAAAGTCTGGACTTCCTGCCCTTTTGGTTTGAACATCTTTTCGATTATGTTGGGCGCCAGAAAGTCATTATCTTTTTGCTCCAACATAACATCATTTCCCGCATCTTGCAATTCCCCTCGTTCGTTTTTCACTTCAAAATTCTGCTGAAGTTTATCAACAAACGTCGCATTCAATGTCAACGTAGTCCGCACATTTCCCTGCCCTACAGCAATTGTTCTCTGCCCGTGAATCCCCCGCCTCGTTGCCCGGTTCGCAACCTGCGCTACTTTGAGGTTGAATTCCGCATCACAATTGTATTCCATTTGCTGAACCAAATTCGCCAGACTTTGACTCTCAATCGCATCCCACCCTTCGTTCATTCGCATGAACCGTTCAATTTCTTCGTTGTTCGTTTTCCCCAGGATTTTCCCGTACTCTTTCCCTTCCTCCGTTTCCCGGTTCTGGATCTGACTAATTCTTCCATCCGTCAAATTCGTTGCCTTTGCAATATCGACATTACTCACGCCCATCGCTTCCATTTTGGCAATCCGTTCAAACAAACTTTTAGTTACAGTATCCATTTTCAATGGCTCCCAGTATCCATTTTCTCTTCCTCTTTTCTTCTTTCGTTTCATCCTAACAATGTTCCTAACCATTTTTGTTCTTTTTTCTCGCCTCTCCTATCATTATACACACATTTCCAGCCATTGCAAGCTATTTATCATTCCACGCACTTTATTGTTTGAGGAAGTTATTAACATGGTTAATAACCTAGTTTTGTTTTTTGTTGTTATTGTAATTTTTTGTTGTAATTTTTTTTATTGTTTAAAGTTTAGGGAAAATGCGTGGTAGAGGATTTATTGAGGGGGGCGCGTGCTCACAAATGGGGGGTAAGTCCCCCCTTCAACTATACAAAGCGAACCACCAGAAGGAATGCAATGACTGACTTCAATAGCATCCGAAGGATTCCTTGACGCTCTTATCAAATTAGTTGTGCGAAGCACTCATTGACCGAGCGAAGCGAGCAATTTCCCCTTGCAAAACAAGTACTTAGAACTACCAAGCAAAAAAAACCCCGGTATAATTAAATACCAGGGCTGTGTGAAATGAAACTGTTATTGATTGTTACAACGTAATCAGTGTGTAAATTGCAGTCAATGCGCCGATGGTAATAATTGCAATTAAAACGCATTGCGCAATCTTATCGTGCTTTGAGCAGTAACCCATATAGCCACCTTGTTTAGTCGGGTCCAGATATTCGGGTATGATGTAATGGACCATGATATTCTCCTTCAAAGTAGCGGCTGCTACCAGTCCAGCATTATGATTGCCAGAACAATGATAACAGCCGCGATTTTTAAAACCTCCTTCATATCCTGGATGTTAATCCATCAGTTTATCAAAGAGTTCATCGTCAAACTTGCCGAGATCCGCTTCAGTTTCTGCACGGGTTTCTTTCCAGTGGATCAGAATTGCAGGATCAAGGCTAATCTTATTCGCATAACCGATCATACGAGTAAGAACCTTTTCCCAATGACTCTGATCCGTGTTCGGATAAACCTGTCCAGCGAAAGGCGCGGACTCCAGCAGTTGCCGCAACAGCGGAACCGTGATACTCGTCATTCCCATTTTGTTCAAAACCTTGACAAAACCGGGACCAATTTCCCGATAAGTCACCAGTCCTTCACCACGGTCAACAGCTAGGAATTGTTCCAGCTTGTCCGGGAAAACGCCCAGCACTTTATCATTGCTGTCAGGCTTAAAAGCCGCTTTCAACTTGCCGAGAACCGCTTTTACGATAAGTCCAGAAATAAAATCCGGGCCCTTCGTATGGTTCTCATCAGCATAACTGGCAATTGAAGCCGCAGCCGGAACCTGTCCAATAACAACAGACAGCAATTTGCGACCGCGCTGTTTTACCAGTTTGGTAACCGGCACGATACCGATACCGAAACCAGATTGCGGACCTTCCGCTGGGACGCCCATCAAAACCGGAATAGACCGCTCGCTACAGCCAGCATTAATCGCGGTAATCTTTTCCACGGCTTTTGCCATGTCTTCGGGAGCGAAGAATTCCGGGCGAACCTTAAAAAGGTCTTTTGCTTCTTCCGCGGCTTCAACAACTTCCGGCTGAACTGGTACGGATTCTACTGGCGCGTTGTTGGGATTGTGCATTGTCGCTTGTTCGTTCATGTTGTCTCCTGTGGCCCTGGGGCCGGTTGGCTGGTGGGGCTGAATTGCTCCACCAATATATAAGTATAGCAGGTGTCAAGCCGATTGCTAGCGATTCAAGGAAATAAACCGAAATAAACGAAAAATAAATGGTTTTCCTGGATAAATCAGGGATTTCGCAACAAAACCGTCATTTCTTTGGCAAATTACGCGGTACTAGCACAACATACCAATGTTTAATAACAACAGGGAATAGAAAACATGGAAGATAATAACCTAACATATAACCTAACAACTAACATAACAACTAACCTAACCTTTCCTTCCATGGGATTTCACCCCTCCCTACCATAATCCTAATCGTACTTGCCCCCTTAGAGCACTCTAAACGCGGTCTGGTTTATACACCAATACAATACCGCCGTATACACCAATTAATATTACCCTATATACACCGATCAATATTACTCTATATACACCAATAGATTAGACCCCCCTATAAAGAAATTAGAAGAATATAATTTGTATTTAAAATTTTGGGTGGGGTCTATATTCCTATAGAGTAAGATTAAATAGAGTGAAAAAGAGTAAAATCATGCCTTGATTGGCCTCAAAACGTAGTTTGAGTGTTTTAAGGGGTCGATTAGGATTAGGATTGTAGCCAGGAGGGGCCAAAATGGATGTTAGGAAAGGTTATGTTATTTGTTAGGAAAGGAATTGGGTTATTATGAAAAGAGGGAATGAAAATAATAAGGAAAACACGAAAATAAACGGGAAAGCCTATTGATTACAAAGGGAAAGTGTGGTATAGTGGGGGTTCAAACAAAACAGAAAGACAGAGTGAAAGGAGAATACAGCATGGCAAAAAATACAGCAAAATTGAAAGGCAGAAAAAAACGGAATAGTAATGTGTTAGTAAGGAATAACCAAACAAGAAACCACATTACACCAAGCGGTAAACGACTGCGGAAGGAAGCGTGGTTAAAAGAGCAACAAAGGAAGTTACAGGATAGTGAGATACAGGGAAAGTACGAAAAATTAACTACTGTTAGTAGTGAGACATTAAAGATAAGAACAAAGGAAGCCGAAAGAGCAGGATTTGAGAACAATATTCAAAATACAATTACTAAAAGAACAAATGATATTGAAAACGATCAAGACAACATTAGCGAATTAGTTAATTTGTTTGATGGGGAACTGATAGAGTTAACAAAAGTGTACTGCTCGAAGTCGGGCGCTTTTCTATTTGAATACAGCAATCAGATGGTCCAGGAAAGCATTAAGTTATTAGGCGTCGAAAAAACAAAGGAATTTTTAAAGTTAAAAAGAAAAACCGAAAAGCATTACCATCCGATAACAATTTACAATAATCCTGAGAATTTACGGGAATTGAATGATAAAAACCCGGTTCTTTATTGGATAATAGCAGCCAATAAATTCTTTAATTCTAGTCCGGAAACTTTAATTGAAATTAATGAAGCATTACAAAATAAAACAATCAATCTCACGAGTATTGTTTACTGTAATGAACTATTGAGGCGCTATCTGGGATTGTCGGCTGCCGGAAATTCAGCTATCAGTCAATTGCACAAGAAAACCCTGTACGTCGATAACAAAGGAATAACAACCAATAAAGTAGTTTTCCTAAGTTTGTTCGATGTAGTAAAAAATCAAGAACAATTCAATGAATTTACCAGTCAATTAAAAGCTGAGATTTACAACCTCATTAAATCACACTGCAAAGTAAAACGCGGCGAGATATTGCAAGAACAGCAATTATATTTAATTGACCTGGCAATGATAAAGAATGCGCTTTGTGGTGATACTAGCTATTTTCGCCAAAAGAAAATCAGAAACGCAACACAGGAAGAAAGCATTAAATTCGATATGCTTGAGATTTTCGATGATGAAATGATTTCAAGCATGAAAAAAATGGATAGCCGGAGAGATCATCTCGATAATGATCCACCAGTACCTTTACATATCAGAAAAGAACGACAGAAAATCAAGGATATGCAAGAACAAAGCGATAACTTTGATATTGATGCATTTGAAACAATCTGCGCAGCGGCAACCAAAGTCATAACAAAAGATAATTTTGCAGAAGAAAAAGAATTCGATTCAGATGGTGCGCCGCCAAAACCGACATCCAAAGTAAAATCTTCTAATCCTTTCGCGGGTATTTTCTAATGAGTAGTATTAATCAATGGTATGATCAGCAGCAATTTTCTAAAAAAGATGCAGAAAAATACTATAAAACAAATGTCATGGTTAATACCAGAAAATTCCCTTTTATCGTTGTAAATAATGATAACCATTATCAGATTATCTTTGGAATTGATCAAGACCATGCAGAGTGGATTGCAGTAAAGGAATTTGGATTCTTTAATCCGATTGCCTTGCATTTTGAAAGCGTAGAAAATCTGAAAGATGCAAAGCTGGTTTTAAATTTAATGGAAAATTCAGGAGAATAAAATTCATGTCCCCGAAACCAAATCCAAAACCAAAATCAAATCCAAACGCGCCGTCGTTTGCTGATCTTTTAAACTCAGCAAAAACAAAACGCAAACAAACAGAAGAAAAAACTCACAATATCCTATTCGGTACAGGATTAACAAAACGTGCTGGGGAACGCCAGGAAAAGAAACTAGAAAAACAAGCTGAAAGAACATTCGACGCTGATAACTTTAAAGATATAACTGGCGATTCGATTGCGCCCGATGGTATTGTTTTAACTCCAGAATTCACTGCTGACACACTACCCTCAACAATGATGGATAGCAATATCCATCTTGATAAAGATCAGCACAAAGCACTTATTGGATTGGAGTTTGAAAAGTTTGGCTGTATTGTTGGCGGCGCGGGTACAGGTAAAACAACAGTATCAAAACAATTGATTGCACAGATTGAGAAAACAATTCCAACAATTGACTTAAATCAGGCCAGACTTGAGAAAGATAGGAAACCAGTCCCCGATTTTCACATTGGACTTTTAATCTGTTCATTCACAGGAAAAGCCGTACAGAATATCAAGCGTGCTTTACCTAAAGAATACCATGCATTGTGCGATACAATCCACGGCGCGCTAGGCTACTGTCCTGAAGTTACAGAATACCTAGACAAAGAAACTGGTGAATGGAAAGAAAAAAGAATCTTTACACCAACTTTCACTGCCGTAAATAAACTCCCGTTTAAATTCGTTATCATTGATGAAACCGGAACCGTTCCAATTACACTTTGGAATAATCTAATTGCTGCATTGCCTTACGATTGTCGCGTGATAATGATGGGCGATATAAACCAGATACCGCCAGTACAAGGAAGAAGCGTTTTAGGTTTTGCCATGAATAGGTGGCCAACGTTTGGGCTTGAGAAAATTCACAGACAAAAAGGCGATAGCGCAATCATTCCAAACGCCTATGACATTTTGCATGGAAAAGAACCAGAACAGGATGATCAGAGTTTTTTGATTCTGGATTTACCGGGAGGGTCACTAGATACTCTAGAATACACTTGCAACGTGATAAAGAAACTTCACCAAAAAGGGAAATTTAATCCCATGGAAGATTCTTTAATCGTTCCACAAAACAAAAGTGTAATTGGTCAAACTCACATCAATGAAAAACTGGTAAAGTATTTCAATCCAGTAAAGAAAGTAAACGGAATTCCGATAAACCCTAGGATTATCATTAAAGCCGGGTATCATCAAGTTATGTTTGCAATCGGTGACAAGGTAATGATCTTAAACAATGATAGACGTGTTGGATTGACAAACGGCATGGTTGGAATTGTTGAAAGTCTCGGCCCGAACCCCGCTTTTAAAGGTGAAGCGCAAACTATGTTATCGGAAAAGAATTTCGATGATATGTTTGATGATACTAATCTGGATTTTTCAGATCAATTAGCAATAGTCGAAGCAGAGGAACAAGCAAAAACTGCGGAAGAAGAATTAGATGAAAACGAGCGCCAAGCTAGTCACATTATGAAAGTGAAATTCCAAAACGTGGATGAGCCGGTGACTTTCCAAACGGCGGGCGCTTTCAAAAAGCTGGCCCATTCCTATGCAATAACGTGTCACAAGTCGCAAGGCGGCGAATATCCGACAGTGGTTATCCTATTGCATTCCGCCAATATGAATATGTTAACAAGAGAATGGTTGTACACTGCTGTAACAAGAGCACAAAAAAGAGTTATTCTTTTATGTAATAAAAGAGGACTAGCGCAAGCATTAAGATCACAAAGAATCAAAGGGAAAACAATAGAAGAAAAGATGAAGTACTTTATTGAACTGGAAGCGAACGAGACTACTGAAGTCCCGAATTTGCCAGCACCAGAAAAGATTGTAAACGAAGAGAAACTACAGGAGATATTACACTAATCATTCAGGAGAAACACCATGACATTTAATCAATACAAAGTGAACCGTTATGCGGAAAAGAAAGTTAAAATTTCTTTCCGCCGGGTAATGGAACTGGAAGAAAACCCCGAACTTCCATTAACACAGGAAGAAATCGCCGATGGCTGGCACCGATGCCCGGACGGGAATTTTCTGTTGGTACATCCTAACATGCCAGAAAGTGATGCCTGTCTTTGTGGAATTGCAATTAAAGGAAACACGTGAAATGAAAAACAAACACCTAAATCCGGCCAGAAACCATGCGGAAAAAGAAACGTTTTCTGCTTATCAAAAGCGCCGCCAACAAATGAACAAGTTGACCAATTATAAATTAAAGCATGGCGTTTTAGTTTATAAACATGCGCTTCCAATTCCTGTACAGGTATCTCCAGGAAAAACGGAACTCATGCAACCGGCTAGAATTCCATATCGTCGCGGCATGGAACTGACAAATAGCCGGACATAATAACAAGTAAATTCATGAAAGAATTGCTTTACAGGGAATTTCGCCTAAGCGCCGCCGTTATGCTGGCAGGCAACACTCTAGGGTTCCCCGCTTGCGGGGGCCTCAACCCTAGGGTGGTGAGTGTTACATAACAAGGGAAAAATTCGTTTTTCTGTCAAGCAATTGTTTAAAGAATTTATGGAAATTTAAACCCAAAACATAAACATGAACCCCGAACTCCTCCATTGCGTAGTTTGCGCCGCCCCGATTGCAGTTGTTTTTGATTCTCCTTCTATTGCAATTGGGGATTCTTTTTCAAAAGAAAAAACAGATCAACTTAATGAACAACTCAATGAACAATATTGTCCTGGCTGCGCACTTTCTATTTTTGAATTAACAAAAGTGATTGAAAATGGTTTTTCAAATGAAAATAATAAAAAGATTAAAAACATTTATTTGAAAAGTGATTTAAAAAATGATTTTAATTTAAGTTCATTTGTTTGGTACTATGAAAGTGGAACACCGCGATATAATTTTATAAAAAATTTGAAATATTTTATTAATTTACTCGACACGGGAGACACAACATGAACACCGGCACATTTTTTACTTATAAAGAAAAAAGAAGAAAACATCATATTTTTGGAACGGGTATTCCATCTTTACGATTAACAGAATTAGAAAAAGAAAAATTTGATCAAGAACAAATGCTTCTTTATCTTAAATATTATAAACATGAACGTGATCGTTGTGGTATTTATGCAAGTAATCAAGATAAATATGTTCATTCATTAGATGAATTTAATAAATGGGATGATAAAAGAACAGAACTTTTGTATCAGAAATTTAAACACTTGCTTGTTAAATAGTATGTTATTAACATGTTAATAACAACTGGAGAAACAAAATCAAGTGAATTACCACTTGACAAATGGGTTGAATTCTGTTATAATGTATGCTCATTATCAAATAAATTAAGATTGTTTTAGGAGAAAACAAAAATGTCCGCAGCGAAAGATGAAATCATCGCTTTTCTTAAAACTACGAAAAAAAGTGACACGCACACTTTTATGTTACAAGGCGATAAAGAGGAAGCAAAAAGATTTATTCAGTGTATGCGGCAAGA